ACTTTGACACGGCTAACACTCCCCAAGATATGCGCCGGGGTATCGTCGGCCATGGTACGAAGTCAGACTTACTGGCCATTAACAAGTATGTCGCCTACGATCAGACCGGTAAGACCGGTAAGGCTGTTGATGGAAGTTCCGGCCTGATCGGCCAAGTATATGGTATGGACTTGCATCACTCTGGTAACGTCGCTCTGTCTACCACTGGCCGGAATTTGTTCTTCCACCGGGACGCGATTACCGTTCTTCAACAGCTCAAGCCCAAGTTTGAGATGGAATACTCGGTACGTGACGTTGGTGTATTGACACTGTTGCACACCATCTATGGCTGGGGCGTTGGCCGCGCTAGCTCGGTTATCGAGCTGACTCGCAACACTTCCGCCTAGAATTAATAACGTAAGAGAGGATTGAATTATGTCTGTAGAAGCAAGCGAACAAGTCAAAGTTGATGGTAGGAAGCATGTTCAGAATCTTACCAACAGTGTGCAGCATCTGGATCGTGACCCTAACGACCCACGTCGAAACGTACCGGCCGAAGCCAACCTGTCTAACCTGAATAAGGAAGACCCTGAGCAGAAGCCGAAGCCACAGAACCCGGTTCAGTAGAGTCAACTACTCTAAACCAGAACACGCTCATGTTTGTTGGGCGTGTTTCTGTTTTTATTCACAACAATGAGACGTGCAAATCTATCCGCAGAAGAGATACTGAAAGCGGAAAAGGCTGTTGATGACCGGCGTAACTCCCGCAAAAGGGGCTACTCCAAAATGCACGAACGTGACGCTGGGTTCGCTCACTTGAGTAATGGAGTTGATATGCTATGGCCCGTTCCGGAGATATGGTCTGAAGAGGTGGGAGGTATTAGCACCTTAAACGTGTCGAAAGTTCCGGAGGGCTATTTTGTTTTAAAACTGGGCGAGAAGACATGGTTATTTAACACTGAGGAATTTAGGAGACACCTAAGATGGGCCTAGCAAGAATCTGCGTTACCGGTCACATGGGTTTCATCGGCTCGTATTTGATGCCGTTTCTACCTGAAGATACCGTAGGGCTGGACATCAAAGAGGGCAATGACATTTTAAGTTGTGACCTTCCACCAGCTGACGTTATTATCCACCTTGCGGCGCAGCCAGGGGTAATTGCTTCGGTGGAAGATCCCTACTCCAACGCCGAGACAAATATTCTAGGTACTATCCGTCTACTGCAGCACTACAAAAACGCGAAGTTTATTTTTGCCAGCTCTGGCGGGACGATTCAGGAGACAATCGAATCTCCATATGGTCTCTCGAAGTATACCTGTGAGGAGTACATAAAACTCCTGCACGATAATTACGTCATCTTACGTTTTTGCAACGTGTACGGTCCTGGAAGCCGTAGCGTGGTAGACAAAATCTTGCGCGGCGACACCGACACCCTTTACGGGGATGGGAGAACTATGCGTATCTATGGGCACGTTGCAGATGTAGTGAACGCGATCGTGAAGTCGTTGGAGTGGCCGAAGGGGACGTACAAACTTGGTAGTGACCAACGGTACTCAGTTCTAGAGATTTTTGAAGCTTGCAAAAAACCATTCAAGTTTGCGCCTGCACGAAAAGGGGAGATCACTCACACAAATTCGCAGTTGCCGAATGAGACCCCGAACTGGGAACCGAAGATTAACCTAATGAGGTATATAGAAGATGCTATCCGTAATAATTCCTAGTCGTAGCCCCCAGTATTTGAAGCGGACGGTCCAAGAATTGTTAGACAAGGCCGATGGCGCCATTGAAGTCATTGTCTGCCTAGATGGTATCTGGCCGGAGGCGGGCGAGATGCCGGCCGACGACCCAAGAGTTACTATCTTCCACCACGGTGAGCAGCACGACAACGTAGGTATGCGTGGGAGTATCAACGCCGGAATGCGCCTTGCCCGAGGTGATTACGTGATGAAATGTGACGAGCACACTATGGTGGACAGGGGCTACGACCTGAAACTTGCCGCCGATTGCGGTGAGACAGATGTGATTATTCCCCGGCGCAAACGGCTTGAACCCGAAACATGGACTCTCATAGAGGACGGCCGCCCCGACATCGACTACATGTACGTGGAGTACCCCTACCTAAAGCCGTTTGACAAGACCCAAGGGCTGCACGGTGCGGAGTGGAAACGCTCGGATCGTGACGACATTTTGATTGACGAGACTCCTACCATGCAGGGTAGCTGCTACTTTATGAAGCGCTCCTACTGGAACGAGCTATTCCCCGACGGTTTGGACGACGAAAACTACGGTACGTTCACCCAAGAGGCGCAGGAGATCAGCAATAAGGCTTGGCTATCCGGTGGTCGGGTGCTTGTAAATAAGAAGACATGGTATGCCCATTTCCATAAGGGGCGCAAGGGCAAGGGCTACGGCTTCTCTAATGAGCAATACAAGAAGCACCTACTCGGCACTGAAAAAGGTCGACTCTATTCGATCAATTATTGGCTTACTACAAAAGACTTCAAGTATGACTGGAATTGGTTTATCACCGAAAAGTTCCCTGACATGCCGGGGTGGAGTGCTGACTGGCGCGAAAGGGTAGAGCGGGACAGAGAGCAGGATTTCTCGAAGACATACGAAAAGGAAGGGTATAAGCCGGAGTGGTGATTGGAGACGGCGACCTAGCCCAAGCTCTTAAGAAGGTTGATAGACCTGACCTGCTTTTATTTGCGTCTGGCGTAAGCAATAGCCGGTGCAGGGACGAGGCCGAGTACAACCGTGAGGNNGATAGGCGTGCGCATATTGTATATTTTTCGTCTCTAGCTGTGATGTGGTCGGACACTCGTTATTTTCGGCACAAGCGGTACATGGAGGTTCTTATACACGAAAACTTCCCAATGTGGACGATCGTGCGGCTGGGGAATATTGACTTTGGTAAGAACCCAAACACACTCATCAACTATCTCCGTTCTCATCGCAAGGCACCGATCAAAGACGAGTGGCGGTATGTCTGTTCTGAGGACGAACTATTGCACTGGGTCGAGCGGATACCAGAGTGGTCATGTGAGATGAATATTCCGGGGAGACGTTTAAGAGTAAAGGAGATTCATGATGAATACGTTGCGCCACATTCTCGATAAGTTTGGGCTTAGCTACGACGACCACACCCGTATGCCTATAGAGATACGGGATTTTAACCGCGAGGGATTAGCTGAGCTTTTTAATGAGCTGGGTTTCAAGATCGGTGTCGAGGTTGGAGTGAGAGATGGCAGTTATTCTGAAATGCTATGTCGCAAAATACCGGACCTGACCCTTTACGGAGTTGATCCCTACGAGCCGCATAAAGGGTACCGTGACCACGTGCGTAAGAGTACTTTTGAGGGATTCGAGCGTGTGGCGCATGAGAAATTGGATAGGTACCCGGACTACCACTTTATCCGTGACTACAGTGACGCCGCGGTTCATGATTTTGCAGATAACTCCTTAGACTTTGTATACATCGACGGCGATCACTGTTTTCAGGAAGTGACGAAAGACATTGCCGGATGGCTGGAAAAAGTGCGCCCGGGCGGCATCATATCCGGCGATGACTACTTCAAGCACAAGGGCCCGGCGAGAATACACGTTTACCAGGTTGTGAACGGCTACACCGATGCCTGGCATATTAGGCCTTGGTTTGTGGTTGGCTCTAAAGCGATTGTTGAGGGTGAGAAACGTGACCACGGACGTTCGTGGTTCTGGGTTAAGCCATGAAGACGGCAGTTTTGACCGCCATACTAGGCAATTTTGATACGCCGGTTGACCCACCTGACCAGACCGTAAAATTTGACTTCCACCGATTTACCGACAATGACTTTCCGCCGATTATTGGGCTAACTCCACGGATGCAGTACCGTATACCCAAAACTCACGGTTGGCAAATGAAGCCAGGTTACGATACTTACCTATGGCTGGATGGTACGTTTACTTTAGGACTGCCCGATTCACTCGCCTATTTCCTCTCAAGGCTAGACGACGCGGACATGCTATTGTTCAGGCACCCGTGGCGCCAAACGATGTCAGAGGAAGCTGAGCATATAGACGACCACTTACGCAGAGGCAAGCCCTATATCACCTCCCGTTATAAGAATGGCCTGCACATGGAGCAGCTTGAGGTTTGCCTATCTGACCCCGGGTTTGTTGACGACCGGCTATACACCTCGACCGTTTTTATGTATCGCAACACGCCTAAAGTCCAAGCCATGCTCAAGGACTGGTGGTACCAGGGCTCCCGCTACTTTACCTGTGACCAGATCGTACTCCCGTACCTAGTCTGGAAGCACAAACTAAAAGTTAACGTAATTGAGGAGAACCAGTACGAGATGCCTCATTTACAGATAGCGAGTAAGCATAAATGAAAAATATAGCCGTAGTAGTGCCGACCATCAGGCCAGAGTCTATGAAAACTTTTATGGCCGCATGGCAGCCGCTGTTTGATAAGCATGGAGTTGAGCTGCTAGTTGTGTGGGACGGCGAAGTACCAAAGCTTAATGGCCTTACCCCACAAGATATAATGGGTGATTTTGCTGATTGTTTGACAAACTTTAACGCTGGTATCCGGAACCTGGGTTTTGCTTACGTCGCAAAACACTTGCCCGACGTGGAGTACATTATTACTCTTGACGACGATGAAGTACCCATTGGCGATACCATTCAAGACCACATTGACGCGCTGAATAGGCGAGTTCCGGTGAGTTGGATTAGTACGGCGGTTGACGACTACACTAGGGGGTTCCCCTACGGCATTCGTGAAGAGGCCGAAGTCGTCTTATCTCACGGAGTTTGGGAAGGGGTGGCCGACTGGGACGCCCCGACGCAGTTGGTCAAAGGCTCGCACCGGCCGATTGAGTTTTACCGTGGTCCGGTACCAAAGGGTATTTATTTCCCGGTATGCTCAATGAACCTAGCCTTTAAGCGGTGCATGCTGCCACACATTTTTCAGGCGCCGTGGGCACTAGGTATCAAGCGATTTGATGACATCCTAACTGGTGTAGAGGCCAAACGCGAGGTAGACAAGGCGGGCTGGGCGGCCGTC